CGAGCAGGCCAAGCCCGCGCCGGCGAAACCATGCGTCAGCAGGATTGTCGAGGACTGGCTGAAGGCAAACGACTTCGACGGGTTGTGCAACCCTGACAGAGAATGCGGCTGCACGCTCAATGACCTGATGCCTTGCAACGCCCCGCACGAGGGGGACTGTCAGGCCGGGTACGCAGGCACGCCGAATCCATCTGGCGACAGGATGTTGTATCTGACCCGCGAGGCTGCCGATGCGGCGAAGGAGCAAGGACGATGACCCTATCACTCTCGGATAGATTGTGCAACATGGCAAACGAGCCGACGACCAGTTTCAGCGCGGCGGCACTGATGCACGAGGCTCACGGCGAGATCGAGCGGCTGACACGCGAGCTTGCCGAGGCGAAGGCGGCGTGTGCGGCATGGAGCAAGGTCGTCGAGACTATCCGAGACGCCGTACTACACGAGCGCGGCGCGATGGCGGAACTGGACTTCGGCTCTGACCGCATAAATGCCGTGTTGGTGGAGATAGATGATGCAACGCCTGATACCAACCCCGGCCAGGCCATGCTCGACGAGAGCGCTAAACTCCGCGCTGCGATCAACACGATGGCGACTGACGCGATGTGGATAGCACAGATCGACGAAGGGCCGGATAAGGGCAAGTGGCAGTGGATTCTGGTCGGCGAGACGGAATGGCATGGCGCGTATTTAACGCCGTTGGAAGCCGCGCTGGCAGGGGTGAAGAAGGAGCCTAAGGATGGCTGAGCAAAATGACAAATGCCCCGGTTGTGGAGCGGCAGTAAGGGACGCGGTTCATTGTCTAGGCACCACATTTGTCACGCATTATTACGAGTGCGATACCACGGATTGTCGCGACGAGTGGCCCGTCGAATACGACCACGTGCCTACCCACAAGAGCCTGCATTTGTGGACAAGCAAAGAGTGCTACCGTCGCCAGCTTGTCGCAGAGAAGGCAGAGAACGCCCGGCTGAAAATACTCGTCGCCCTGCTGACCAAAGAGCGAAACGGCCTGCTCGCAGCCATACCCGAAGACTGGAAGGGAGACTGACCATGCCCACAAGCAATCTAAACATGGCCCTATCCGCCCTAGACGTACTGATGGCCTCCGTTAAGCGCGGCAACCTGCGGCTGACAGATGAAGAACTGCGGGTATTCGCCGACAAACTCCGAGACGAAGCCGAAGAACTACTCGAACTTGTGGGAGACTGACTATGCCGCTGCCGGTTATTCATAACGCCAGTTTCCATGAATATGAACTGCGTGGTTGCCCACTACTAAGCATCGCTGGCTTGGAGTGTGTGGCCCTGTGGCGTGTTGCTGAAATGCTTGGCTGTGACCGCAAAGAGGCAGCAAGGCGACTAGGGCTGGTCCACGCCGAGCCGGGCCAGGCTCCAGCGGTGGAGCCGGCACAGACCGGGCCGTTGTTTCCGGGAGATGACGCATGACAAACAAACGAATACGAAATGCGCCCGTAACAGTCCTGTCGCCGTCAAAGTCGAATCGGGTAACGGCCATGTGCGATTCTCGTCATGGGATTTTCCTACATCTGCAATCATTTTGCAATGGCGAGTGGCACCACGCCGGAGGCATTCCGTTGGATGCGGAGGAGGCCCAAGTCATAGGCAAGGCCCTGATTCGACTGGCTAAGGCTAGAAAGGCACGGAAATAATGAAACCGGAACCGATACCGTTTGAGGGAGATGATGATGCCGGATTCTGACTTCGCTCGCATGTTCCAGGCCGGGATACCGGTAAGTGGGATTCGATGCCCTGATTGCGGCGTGATGCTCATACGCCCCGAGCAGGCCGGCAGCAACGATGCAGTGCCGACAACATGCCCGGCTTGTGGGGTGGCCCTGGAGTATTATCAACAGCAGGACGATTTGGGAATGTTCCACTGGTGGCGAGTGCGAGCAGCACTGAAGGAGATAAAATGAAACCGAAACTGACAGACGCCGAGATTGCGCATATTGCCCGCACCGTGTGGTTTGCCGCCTATGTCGGCAAAAGTACACTACAGGTCATCGAGTCTGGCATCCGCGAGGCCGTGAAGCTGCTGGAGGAGAAGGAAAGAGAGAAGAAATGCTAGACGATCTGCCCAAAGGCGAGATTGCGTTCCTGGCCTCACCATACTCTCACCCCGACCCCGCCGTGCGAGAGCGGCGGTATCAACAGGCCGCGAAGGCGACGGCATACCTGATTTGCCATCGAGGGATGACTGTATTTTCCCCCATAGTTCACTCGCATCCCCTGGCCCTGATCGGCGGACTTGACGCCTGCGACTTGGCCTTCTGGCAGCGGCAGAATAAGCCTTTCATGGACGCCTGCTACGGCGGGCTGATCGTTCTGAAGCTCGACGGGTGGAAGGAGTCTGTGGGCGTACAGGCAGAGATTGCATTTATGCGCGGCAAGCGCCGCCAGATCGAATACTTGGACCCTGCGGACATCGAGGAGGCCCCTCAGTGACAATCCGCCGGTACGCTATACTGCCCCGCCAACGGTTCGACAGAGCACTTGGCGGCTGGATTTGCCGCAACTGTGGCAAGGTCGTGCCCAAGGGCAAAAAATCGTGGTGCAATATGGCCTGCAAACAGGAGGCCGGGATCAAAGCGTGGCCAGCAATGGCCCGCCGGTTGGTTTCTCAGCGAGACAAGGGGATTTGCGCCCGTTGCGGATTTGATGCAGAGGCTCTTGACGAGGCGGTCAAGAGCCTGTGCCCGTGGGGGGGCTGGGTACAGGGGGATTATCGGGGATTGTTGAGCACCTACCGCGCGTTCCTTCGAGAAAACGGCCTGCGATTAGAGCGGTCACACTGGGAGGCTCACCACAAGCACGCCGTCGCCGAGGGCGGCGGAGGGTGCGGATCGGACAACTACGAAACGCTCTGCTGGCGCTGCCATCCCCAGGAAACCGGGCAACTGCGGCAGCGGCTAAACCGGGCGAAGATTCGGATGCCGCTGTTTGAGGAGACCCGCCAATGAGAAACATGTCATTTAATCTGACAGAGCAACAATTCCTGGACGGCAGCAAGACCGTCACGCGGCGACTGGGCTGGGAGTTCCTACGGTCTAACGACCGGCTCCGCGCAGTCCGCAAGAGCCGGGGACTCAAACGCGGCGAGCACCCTGTCGTCCTTGGCGTGATACGGGTTAAGCGTGTTGATCGTGAACAGCTGCGGAACATCAGTTGGGTCGATGTCATAGCGGAGGGATTCCCGCGATTGACCACAGCCGAGTTCATGGCATTATTCTGCAAGCACATGAAATGCCAGCCCGACGTGATGGTGACGCGGATTGAGTTCGAGAAGGTGGAGGTCCCCCAATGATCCGCTCGACTGACCCGATCCGCGGCCTGGCCGCCGCAATCGCCGCCCAGGACGCCGCCAAGGCCAAGCCCAAGCCCACACAGACCACCGGCGAGGTCGTCACCCTGATTCTGCCCCTGCCGGCCAAATCCTTATCACCAAACGCGCGGGATTGCCACTGGGTGATTGATATAGCAAAGAGGATACACCGCGACCGGGCACGATGGGCAACCTACGACGCCATTGCGGGCGCCACGCCCCGATGGCTCGCCGCGACAATCCAGGCCACGTTTTACCATGCCCAGCACCGGGTGCGGGACCAGATGAACCTCATCGGCAGTCTCAAAGCCTATGAGGATGGTATTGTTGACGCGGGGCTGCTGGCCGACGATGAGGGAGTCACTTGGCTCCCGGTAATCCGGCGGATAGACCGGGACAACCCCAGACTGGTGCTGACCATTACCCGTCAGGACGAAATCGCCACCGCTGCGGCGGCGCGGGAATGTGCCGGCGAGGCCGGCGAGAAGATGGAGGATGAAGCGTGAACCCGCAAAAACGCCTCTTTGACGCGATCTATCCACAGCCGACCATTCCGGCCATCACGCTCTGGCAACCGTGGGCCACGTGGATCGCGGCCGGGCTCAAGACCATCGAGACGCGCCGGCATGATCGTTTTTATCGCCTGGCCGGCCACCGGATTGCGATTCACGCGGGCAAGCACTTCGATAACTGGTCTCTGCGTATAGCTTCGGGATATAGGGGGAAAATGTTTTGCGTTTGGCAAGAGCTTTGGCCGGACCTGAAGGCCGATCCACTCGGCTGCGTGGTTTGTACCGCTATGGTTAAAGAGGCCCGCTGGCTGACCGGCGCCGATTCGCCGGCGGCGTTGTATCCGTGCGGACCTAACCGCTTCGGCCTGGTGCTTGGCAACATTCGTGTTTTGCCCGAGCCGCTGCCCTGGTGCGGAGGCCGCGGCATCTGGCAACTGCCCATCGATGCCCTCACGCCTGGTCCTGCGGCCGTGCATGAGATAGTGGAGGGCCTGGCGCCATGATGAGATACGCCAGCAACACCAACGTCAGCGAAGGTCGCAGCCGGGCCGAGATCGAGCGGTTGCTGATGCGATACGGGGCGGAAGAGTTCGGCTACGTGACTCGGTCTGGTGAGGCCATGATCGGGTTCGTTTACCGCGAGCTTCGCGTGCAGATGGCGATGCCGCTACCGTCGCGCAGCGAGAAACGCTTTACTCACACCCCCGGCCGCGGCGGACTCCGCACGCCGGACGCCGCCATCACGGAGTGGCAGAAAGAGGTCCGGCGGCGCTGGCGGTCGCTGTGCCTGGTGGTCAAGGCACTGCTCGTCGGAATTGATGACGGCGTGCTGACATTCGAGCAGGCGTTCATGCCCTGGGTGGTCTGGGGCAACGGCCTGACCACCAGCCAGATGATCTTGCCGCATATCAAGGAAGCTATCGACGGCGGGCACATGCCGAAGGACCTGAAGCAGCTCGAGTTACTTCCATGACCACAGACTCCGTAATCTATGACTGGCAAAAGTCCCGCAAGTCCAGCCGCGCAATCCTTGGACTCTACCGGGACGGCCTGCTGGTGTGCTCTTTGGTCCTGGACGGGACGTGGAGGCCGGCCGCAAAAGAAGAAGATGCCCAACGATGGTGGGCAGACATTCGTCCAGACGACCGGGCGGAGATTCTGCTGAAGCTGGCGGAACTGAACGCCGGAAAAGAGCCAGTATGACCACCGACCCAAAACCCAAGCTGCAACTGCACGACGTGTACTGCGATTGCCCAGAGTGCCTTCACCGCCTCGGCGGCAAGATGCGCGTAGCTACAATCTGGTCGCGGGATGGCCAGTGGTTTGCGTTGAAGCTGGTGTGTGACAGGTGCGGATTTTGTGATGAGGTTAAGAATCTATGACCACAGACCGCGACCTGATACGCAAGCTCCTCGCCGTCGCACTCGACGAGACCAAAGCCGAAACCCCGCGGCAGGAGCGGGCGCCCTACGAGGGAGCGGCCAAGTCCCCCGCTATCTGTCACGACTGCGGCTTCAGCTTGAGCGACCCGGGCCCGTGCCCCAAGTGCGGGTGCGGCAAGCGAGATCTCGCCACGGCATTCGTGCGCCGCGATCTGTCCGAACTGCTCGAAAAACACCAAGCCGTCCAGTCCACTAGACAGGCGACAGCGGCCAAGCCGGCCCCGCCCGGCTCGCCGCTGGCGACGGCGGCCCAAAAGCGGCCCGAAAAGCGCGCAGAAAGCGCGCAAGCGGTGAAGAAGAAGGGCAGGCCACGAATCCCCGCGCCGCCGACCAGATCGCCGCTTGAAGCTGCCAGGGCTACCGGCAAGCCGTGTACGAGCGTGGAATGGAAACGGGCCTACATGAAGGTCTGGAACCGAGACGCCTGGGCGAAGCTAAGGCGAAGGGCATTGGTGAGTGAGTTATAGACCAGCACATTTGAGACTACTCGACGCGCTCGCCATGCGCCGAGGCATACACAGGCCGCCCGCCGTTATGCACTCTTGTGGATGAGGGAAAGGACGCCCAATGACACGATATAGGAAAATCTACCCCTGCTTCTGGCGCGACGACAAGGTGCTGACGTTGCCCGACGCCGCGAAACTCGTCGCCCTCTACTGCCTGTGCGGCCCCCAAACCAACAGGATTGGCCTGTACGTCCTGTCACCCGGCCTCGCCGCGGAGGATTGCGGCATGACCCAGAAACGGTTCCTCGCGCTTCTTGATACCGTATGCCATACCCTATCCTGGCGGTATTTTGGACCCTCGCGCGTATTCTATATTCCCTCGTGGTGGGCTTGGAATCGGCCTGACAACGAGAAGGCGATGAAGGGTGCGCTCACCGATCTGGGCGAAGTAACACAAACACCGCTGACACAAGAGTTTCTAGCCAACCGGATACACCTGCCAGACAGTATCGCTTTGGTGCTCGATACAGTATGCCATACGGTATCCATACAGGAACAGGAACAGGAACAGGAACAGGAACAGGAACAGGAACAGGAACAGGAAGAAACAGCGTTAGCTCCGACCGCTGCAGAGCCAGCGTCGGAGCCGGAAACGAAGATTACTTGGACTACTGTTGGTGGATTTCAGAACATCACACCCCAAGACCGCCAGGACTGGGCAACCGCGTACCCGGCCTGCACCCTCGACGTACAGCTTGCCCAGATGTGCCAATGGCTGAAGGCCAACCCTGCCAAGGCCCATAAGAGCCAGTGGCGACGCTTCATCACCGGCTGGCTGGCACGGTCCCAGGAGCGTGGTGGGGACGTGGCCAGCAACCGCACGATGCCAGGAGCACCGGCACCACCACCACAACCCCCGATGACTGTGGCTGAGGCTCTGGCCCGCACCAAGCGTATCCGCGAACAACAGGAGCTTGAGAATGGACTCGACAGCCGCCGCTGAAATCCTGATCTGGATGAAAACCATGTGGACCCGCTGGGCGCCCAATGACGCCGAGTGGGACTCCTGGACCCGACTCCTCGAACGCTTGGCCGACCCCGGCGCAGTTCGGCAGGCCCTGCAAACCCTCCGCGACACGACCGACTGGACCTCGCCCAAACGGGCGCAGCTCCTGGAAATCCTCAACAAGAGCACCACCCGCGGGAACCGGAGCAATGCCAGGCACGCCGGACACTCGGGCATGTACATCCAGTGCGTGAGTTGCAAGTCGCCACCCAGCACGACTCCGAATGTGGCAGGCGAACCGCGATATATTGCCCGTCGCGCGAACGATGGGTTTCTTGGCGAGTTCAGGACGCTGTACTGGCCGACGGACCATGACATGCCTCCAGAGCATGTTATCCTCGAGCGCATGGAAGAGTTTAGGGTTCTGAACCAAGCCACGTATGGCGGCACGTGGCAGTTGGTACGCTCGCTGCAAGGGCCGCTTGACGACGGCGCCATGATTCGCCGCCGGGCAGAGCTACGGCCAGCCAGCACCCGACGAGGCCCCTTGTGGCGACTAATCCAGGCTTCCATTGACAAGTTGCAGGGCCTGCCCCCGCAAGAGTACGCTGCTGACGAGCAGCCGGCAGAGGAGTACAAGGGGACCCCCAAGCGGTCCGGGCCCGAGCCCGATCACGAGCGCAAGCCGATCCGCCAAGCAATCACAGACTTCATGGCGGGCAAACCGCAGCCGCACCGTCCCCCGCCGGACTGCCCCGGCCCGGAGCTACCCGTGTGCCCCGACCTGGGCGAGGAGCCGTTCTGACGCTTTTCGTAAACATGCGATGTTGCTTTTTATAAACATTCCGGCGACCCGCAAACATGCTGCACGGTGCAAGTGTAGTGAAGTGCCGCACTTATGTTTTTGCTGCGGAGTTGGCACGGCGCTTGTAGGTATGTCTTGGCGAAGGTGCAAGATGAAACCAAAACAACAGCCCGGCGCAGGGAGCATTTCGCCAGCAATGGCAACTTGCACCTTCAGCCCTGCGCCGGGTGTTTCATTTCAGGAGACGAGAGCAATGAGCAATGAGCAAGACAAGGCGACGGCGAGGCCGTGGGTGGTGGAACACGACGGCGAAAGTGACGAGAGGACCTACTTTCCAGTAATCACCTTTGGGGCGCGTAACATCGCGGTTGTCGAGGCGTACTATGGCGACGGCGCGGCCAACGCCGCGCTGATCGTCCGGGCGGTGAACGCGCACGACAAACTCGTCGCGGCGTGCGAACGGGCCGAGCGCCTTGTACAGCCCGGCAACGAACCGCGCGACGGCTGCCGGGGCATGTTCCCGGAACTGGTAACGCAACTTCGCGCCGCCCTGGCCCTGGCCCGCGAGGTGAAGCCATGAGAGGCCAACTCGACTTGATCGGCGGGCTGCCGTTTGCCGAGACGATGGAAGTGCGGTTCACGCCGGCGGAACCAGCGGCCAAGTCTAAGCGAACCCGCCGCAAGCTGGCCCCCGTGGACAGCACTGGAGCGGCGGGGCTGGAATATCTCCTGCGCGAGCGGCAGGAGCCCTATGTCGCTGTCGATGAGGCGAAGAAGGCAATCTTCTCGGGCGCGGGCATCGAGGCATTCGACTTCTTGGTCTACCGCAAAGACGGTCCAAACCACTTGGTCTTGATCGTCCACGGCACACCAACGGCGGAACAGGATGCCCTACTGGCCGAGTGGGAGAAGGTCTTTGGCTCGGCCTTCATGGGCGTCTTCGTCTGCCGCCGAGCAAGCGGCTGGCAGGGCCGCACACGAACAAATGAAAACTGGACGCCGTATCTGACGGGCGAGGAGGGCGAGTTATGAAATGCCCGCGCTGCCGATACGACATCCGCCAGTCCATAATCCTGGCTTGGGCCGGCACTATCATCGCCAAACGCCGCCGCCGCAACGGCAATACGATCACCAGCGACCAGGCCCGCGAGCTCCAGGCCAAGTCGGCAGAGGCCAGAAGGGCAAAGAAGGAGAAAACATGCACTGCGTAACGAGTCGAAAACAACTCATCATCCAGCAGATACGGATGCGGCTGGCGAGCCGAATGACGCTGGAACAGGCGTTCGCGGAGACGCGAGGGTTTGAGTACTTGCGGCTGGACGAGTTGCAGAGATTGCTCGCTCGTCAGAGCAGCGACCCGATACGGTTTGATGATGGGTTGATGAAGGCGAGCCGACAGCAACTCCACAAAGCCAAGTAGCACCCGCGGCCGAGTTCCACCAGGAGCCGGCCGCTTCTCTGCGCCGACAATGCCACGACCGGCACGAACGCCACGACCAGGCCGCGCCCCGCCTTGATCTCATGCCAGGGGGTATCAGGGGCCGTCCCTCGCCAGATCGTCGATCCTGGGGCAACGTCGAGAGCCGCGAAAACCGGAATTGTCGGGAAAAGCCCGCAGTCTGTGAGATTCGTGGTTTCCGGGCTGGTTCAGATAAGCTTGCGGCAAGCCTTTGCTGATACCAAAAGTGGTCGGCCAAAGTCAAGAGAAATCGCAACATTCTGAAAATATATTCTGACCGCCAGCATTTCGGGTGTTTTCACCCACCTGAATATATTTTGCCCACTGGGAAAAATTACCCTTGACATTGGGAAACCTGCGGTCTATGAATAGGCTATGAGCGATGGGAAAGCCTTGACTGCCTTTGAGCCGAGCGAACATCAGAGAGGTGTCCTATCTGCTTTTCAAGACGCGGATTATGGCTGTCGGGTGCAAGATGCGTGTCAAGCCGCGGGGATTTCCAAGCAGGCGTACTACCTATGGTTCGATAATTCCGATTTCGCGGACTGGTGGAAGAACCAGGCCAATCGCTTTTTCGCCTTACAGTCTGGCCGGGTCCAGCACGCGACTTTGATGTCGGCAACGACGGATGCGCCGGGCGATCCTCGGGCCCAGAAGCTCTACTTCGAGCGAAATGACCACGACTACTGCCCTCGGCAGCGGCAGGAGATTGCCGCCGAGGTCGAGGTGACACATGGAGTCGACCCCACAGAGTTGTGCGAGCTCGCTGCTGCTGCAATGTCCGCGCGACCTGGCCCGGAACCTGACGTGGCGCCGGTGGGCACTGACGGCGGCTGCGAAAAACAAGAGCCTCCAGCACCAGTGGCTTAGTGCTTGCGGTGCTGGGCCGGACGGTCTGGTGCTGTGGGTCGATACGTTCGCCTGGGTGTTTGAGCCGAGGCCGGGTGGCCTGATCGAAGGCCTGCGGGCCGTGCCGTTCGTCGCCTGGCCGGTTCAGGAAGACGCACTGCGAGAGTTGTACGATGCGATCACACGAGGTCACGACGTGCTGATGGACAAGAGCAGAGACATGGGTGCGAGCTGGCTGTGCCTGCTGGCGATAAGCTGGTTCTGGCTGTTCGAGCCGGCGTTCGCGGCGACTCTGGCCTCGCGCGTCGAGGACCTGGTCGACCGGCGAGGGGATCCCGACTCCCTCATGTGGAAGTGCGATTTCGTCCGCGATCGCCTGCCCGTCTGGATGCGGCCGAAACTCCGCCGTCAAGCCTTACATGTCGAAAACCTCGACAACGGCTCGGTGATAGACGGCTCGTCCACCAACCAGGACCTCTCCCGCGGCGGGCGCCGCCGGGTGATCCTGCTCGACGAGTTTGCGGCCGTGGACCAAGGCGACTCGATCTACCGGAGCACATCCGACGCTACAACCTGCCGGCTATTCAACAGCACACCAAAGGGCATGGGCCAGTTCGACGAGGCCGGCAACCTGCGCGGCAATGCGTTCGGGGCGATCCGACACAGCGGCAGGATCAAGGTCCTTACGTTGCACTGGTCGAGGCACCCGACGAAGGGCCGGGGCCTGTACAGGGCCACGGACACGGCGGTTGAGCGTCTCGATGATGCTGCGCTGCCTGCCGGCTACCCGTTCGTCTGTGATGGCAAAATGCGCTCGCCTTGGTATGACTCCGAGTGCGCTCGGCGTGTGAGCAAGCGGGATGTGGCTGAAAACCTGGACATCGACTATCTGGGGTCCGGGGATATGTTCTTCGACGCGGATGTGCTTCGCGACCTGCGGGCGAGTGGCCAGCTTGTAACGCCAACGAGGCGGGGTTCCATTGCGTTCCGGCTCGAGGCCACGGCAGAGGGCCGGGCGATGCGGCTCGATCTGCTGTCGCAACCGTGGCGCGATGAACGGCTTGGCTGGTTCTCCTGGTGGGGCGACTTGGACGATGATGGACGGCCCGCCAAGCGGGATGGGCGAGTCTTCGCCGCGTTCGCGGACATCGGCTTGGGCACGGGGGCGAGCAATTCGACGCTTGCTGTGGGCGACATGACTACCGGCGAGGTTGTTGGTCTGGGTGTCTCGGCGGTGCACAGCCCGGAGGAGTGGGCCCGATGCAGCGTGGCCGCTTGCCGCTGGCTGGGCGGGCAACAAGACTGCCTGCTCGGTTGGGAGACCAACGGCGGTCATGGATTGTTATTTGGCCGCGAGGTCTGGCGACTCCAGTGGTCGAGACTGATGGGTAAGGCAAATGCGAAACTGCCTTGGCAACCCGGCCAACACGGGATCGGTTGGACTAGCGATCGGGCGAGTAAGCACTTGCTGCTCGGTGAACTTCGCATCGGTCTTGCCCGGCGGGCGATCATCCTGCATGACACGGCGACGGTTGGCGAGTTGGAGCAATACGTCTACTACGCCAACGGCGGTGTCGGCCCCGCGGATTTGGTCGAAGAACTTGAGGGTGCCAGGGATGCCCACGGCGACCGGGCACTAGCTCACGCCGGCTTGTGGCGGTGCATGAACATTCAGCGTGGGCCGGAAGCGGAGAGGAAGACCGCCCCGCCCGGCAGTTACGCCTGGATGGTGGAACAGGAGCAGGCGGCGAAACGACAGAAGGAAGACTGATGCCAGTAGTGACAGAACCACGTCGAGCGGGAGTAAGCATCAGAACCGACAGGGATTCTTTCGCCTCGAAGTTGACGTACGCCATTGGCCAGTCGAACGAACGGATGCTCAAGTTCCGGCAGAACCGCATCAAGGTCCTCAAGGAGTTCGCCGGTCCCTTGTACGGGAGTGGCGTTGATGATGGGAAGGATCGGCCCTTCGCCACGCTCTACTCCTTCATCACGGTACTGTTGCCTTCCATCGCCACGGGCAAGATCGCCGTGGACTGCAACACCAGGGACCCGGTTCTTCGCCAACCGGGCCGCGAGATCGCCCTTGCAATCGAGCGAGTGATTGAGGATGCCCGCCTCGTCGACGAGATGTTGGGCGTTTGTATGGACGCGGTGTGCGGCTTTGGCATTCTCAAGGTGGGGCTGGAGGCACTGCCGCGGGGACGGGCGGATTACGCGGATTGGCGGCAGGACCCGGGGCTTCCATTCGGCGAGCGGATCAGTCCCGATAGTTACATCCTCGGTCCGTGCAAGGAGCGGGAGGCGGCGCCTTTCGAGGGCGATGTCTACCGGATTGACCGCGAGGACGCCTACAACGTGCCTGATGTGAACAAGGAAGCTCTGGACCGGCTGGCGACGTTCCAGGACACAAAGCGCGAGGGCGCCGAGACGATGACGCCCGGCGGCCGCGACTTCGAGGACTTGTTTCCGCAATTCGAGTGGGCGGATATCTGGTTGCCGAAGGAGCGCGTAGTCGTGACGGTCTCGCCCAGGCCGGAGAATGGTGCTGGCATCATCCGCGAGGTGGACGGGTCGGACTTTACCGAGGGTGGGCCTTACGAAATACTCGGGTATGACTACGTGCCCGACAATCCCTTGCCGCTTGGCTGCGGACTACAAATGCACGACCTGCACTTGTTCCTGAACCGCATGGGTCGAAAGTACATGCGGCGGATCGACAACCTGAAGGATGTTCTGGTTGTGACTGACCCCGAAATGGGCAAGGTGCGAGACGTCAGTGACGGGCAGATCTTCACCGTTACAGACCCCAAGAGCGGGCAGGTCTTCAGTTTCGGCGGGAACGTGGCCGAGATCGGCAACGCGATCCAGTTCATGCAGGATCAACAGAACCGCAATGGGCCGAACCCGGAACTTCTGGGCGGGTTGGCGGCGAATAGCAAGACGCTTGGCCAGGACCAGATGAAGTACGCCACAGCCAGCCAGCGGATTTCTCGCATGGTTGTGACCACGGTGCTGTTCATGACGCGGATCATCCGGCATTTCGGCTGGTACATGTGGAATGACCAGGCGCGGGTATTCCCGGGTGTGGAGCGTGTGGGCGAGGAGATGATCCAGCGGCAGAGCAGACCGCAGGACCGCAACCCGCAGGCATGGTCGGACCTGGGCCTTTCGTTGAACGCCTACGTATCGGCAGCGGCCTCGCCGGATCAGGAGTACGACCGCTATGCGGAGATGTTCGAGCGGTTCATCGTTCCGGGCATTCCATTGATGGCCAGTCAGGGTAACGTGCCCAACATGCAGGCCATTGTGAGCAAACTCGCCGAGAAGCGCGGACTGCGTGAAATCGACGACTGGTTCACGATGGGCCAGCCGGCGGCGGTTCCCGGCAATGCCCAAGGCGGTGGACCCAGAACGAGCGTGAACATATCGCAACCGGGGGTGGCCCGGCAAAAAGCCGAACCTGCCACGGTTGCCCAGCAGGGAGCACAGTAAAATGCCAAGTATCGTGGTGATAGTCGAGGCCGCGGGCCAGAACGGGAGCGACGTTTTCGACGCCGAGACGCGGATGATGACACCGAAGGAGGCGGACAAGTACATCCCGAGGTCCAGCACGCGGATGACCGTGCCGGAGCCGCACTTGTCGTACAATCCTCAAATCGCGGCAAGACAGGAGGCGGAGTACGCGAAGAAAGTCAAGAAGATGGCCGAGACTCTCATACCCGTCAGGATGTTCCACGGCAAGACGGGCAAGGAGCCGGGTTTCTACGTCGTGTCGGGCGAGAAGGCCGGGAGTCAACTGAAGCTGTGCATCTTCGACAGCCAGAAGCGGACGTGGAGTGAACGGGAAAATTACGTGTGGGATGGTCCGCACTTCACGCTCGATGAGGCGAAGGCGGCGAGCAGCGGCCACGCCCAGCCGGTGGGAAAGAAGGTGCCGGCATGAGTGAAGGAATCAAACTCGGCAACCGCGCCGCTGAACAGTTCCTTATCGGCGACGTGGTGATGCTTAAGAGCAAGGGGCCGGTGATGACGGTCATCAGCAATGCCGCCGGCGATGTTGTTGTGGCGTGGTTCATTCCGTCCGGCCAGGTGCAGAGTGCGAAGTTCCCGCCAAAGGCGCTGGAGAAGTACGTCGCGCCGGAACCCAAGCCGAAGGAACCCGACGCGGAACCCGCATAACCGACTTTTTGTAAGACAACTGAATAACCCCAACGACTCGGCCTGATCCGCCGGGGAGTTTGCGAGACTCAAGAGCCCGACACTTAGCTAAGGGGTGTCGGGCTCTTTTGTTTGGGGTCGAGAGTGAAAATGAAGCGAGCATCGACAACCAACTGCGATATGCCACGAGCCCACGGCTTCGGCAAGGGCAAACGATCCAAGGGCGGCATGTACGTCATGCACGACGGGCACCTGACGCACGTTGAGGACGTGCCGACGCCTGACGTGCTGGCTAAGACCCGCAAGCGTGACGCCACGAACATTGAAAGCGTCTCGATGGGCGTCTCTCTCTCGCAGATGGGCCAAATGAACAAGTTGATGGCCGACAAGGGCGTCGAGGGCGTGAAGTTCGTCCCCAACCCCAAACACGGCCAGTCAGCGATATGCGTGTGCCGCGACAGGCAGGCCAAGTTGGCCGCCATGAAGGCGCGGGGCATGTACGACTTTGAGGAAGTGCGCGGATAGTCCCTGCCGACCGGGCCGCGAGTAGCGACCGGGCCGACGGCGGGCGAGACGCAGGAGATATGCGATGACAGAAGAAGTTTCGACAGCAACGACCGAAGCCGACGCCGGCACAACCGCGGTCGCGGATGGGACGAAAGCCCTGCCCGTGACACGGACTGCCGACAATTCGGTCAATGCGGACTTGGTTAAGGCGGCTGAGCAGCGCCTTGCGGCAAAAGGATTGCTCGATGATGGTTCCCGCGAACCTGGTGAACGTGTCGAGGCCGATGGCACCGCGAAGGCGGAGGCTAAAACCCCGAAACTTACCCAGCGCCAGCGGGAGATGGCCAAGCAGATGGGACTCGACGAGGCCGATCTGAAATCACTTGGCAACAAGGCGACAAAGACCCTGGATGACTGGGCGACCAAATACGACCGCACGTTCAGCGATCTCGGCGCGAAGAAGCGCGAGTTGGACGAGGCGATCAAGGCCGCCAATTCGGGAAAGGTCGATGTCGCCGCGGTGACGGCTGAGGATGAAGGTCTGGACGGTGACGAAAAGGTTGAAGGCGACGAAGCCGCAACCGTGCCGGCCAGTCATCAGAAAGCCGTCAAAGCGGGCGAGTTTCTCGATGGTTATGGCTACATCGACCCCGAGAAAGTCACCCAGTGGAGTCAGGCCGTTCAGGAGCGAATGGAAAACCTCCAAGGCATCCTGAGTGACCTGCTCGAAGAGCGGGAGTCGAATCAGTGGGATCAGTTCTTCACCGGCCTGGACCCGGCGGCGTACCCGGATTTCTTTGACGCGGATGGCAACCACTTGGACCTTGACGACAACTCGTCGGCAATGCTGGCGCAGAAGAAGTTCAAGGAGGATGTAGCGATACATCTTCGTGGCGCCGCCTTCGCCAAGAAGTCGATTACGCTCCGGCAGGCCCAGAAGCGGCTGCTCCCGGCTCCCAACCCAGAAACAATCAAACGGGCCGAACAGGACCGCATCAGTACCGACCTTCAGCGACAGTCTCGGATGGGCATTATGCGCCCGCGTGGCTCCTCCGGCGGGGTTCCTGCCCTGACGGAAGAGGAACGGCTGGTTGCCCGGGCCGAGTCGAACCTGAAGAAGAAGGGACTGATGCCCGCCTGACGGCCGGGAGTTGAATCATGGCAGTACAACCAGCCGGCTTCTCGCCGAGCGACTATGCCGATGTAGTTCTCGAAGTAAACGCCGCATATCCCCTCGTGGGGGTGGGCGGCGAAGGCGAGGCGTTCTCATACCTCATGCGGAAAGACGCCCCGCGCGACATGACCATTCTCAACAAGATCACCGGATCGGACTCGATCAAGGTCCAGGGCGGCGACACGTGCAAGTTCGACGTGGTCTACAAGGAGTCCGGTACGGCCTCGTTCGTGCTGTACGACCAGACGTACTCGCCCTCCATCGTCAACGTGCTGAAACAGGGTAACGTGCCCTGGCGGTTGGCGAACGTCAACTGGACGGTCAGCGAACACGAGATCGACGTGTGCCGGGGTCCCCAACTCGTTCACAAACTCGCCGGCTTCCTCAAGCCGCGCAGGGCTGCCAGTCAGATGGATATGGCCCTGCTCATCCTGGACGACTTCTGGGCAACCCCGGACGGAACCAGCATGACGCGGCCGTTGGATGTCGCGCACTGGATGGTTCCGATCAATACCGTTCAGGTTGCGGCGACGGGGACCCTCGGGGTCGATGTGGCCGGCGCCTTCCAGGGCGGGCTTCCCCTGGTCTCCTCTGACGGCACGGAAGCCACGGGTTCCCTCGGATTCACCGACGTTGCCGGAATCGATCCCGGAACATTTGTCGTGACTTCCGGGTGGAACGATGACACCTATGCCCGGTTCCGCAACTGGAACGCCCAGTGGCCGGACAGCGGCGGCGAATACACCGACACGGCCGAGGAGCGGATCTCCAAGGCGTGGCGGCACCTCCAGTTCGTCAGTCCCCCGACGGTTCTGGACTACAACACCCCGCCGTTCAACAACATCACGATCAACAGCAACGAGACGACTATTCAGTCGATGGAGCGCCGCCTGCGTCAGCAGAACGACCAGGTGGGTTTCACCCTTGCCCGGTTTGCCGGCAAGGCCACGGTGCTGTCGATCCCCGTCACCTGGGAACCCGCACTGGACACCTACGACTCCGCGCGGGGCTATTACCCAACGTACCTCATCAACTGGGCGCACTTCCACTTCGCCGTCCGCGAGGGGAAGGTCTTCAAGGAGCAGTCGTTCCCGAGCAATGCGTTCCAGCCCAATCTGGTCACGACCCACACGTTCCTGGAGTACCAGACGATCGTAGGCGACCGGCAGAAGGTCGGCGCCGTGTTGAGCTACGTCGCCTAAGTTGGCGGCGCGGCATGAAAACTTATCGCCCAAGGCAGCATTCGGGCGGAAAGGCAGTGAATTATGAACATTGCACCAGTACAACAGCATCGAATGTCGCCGGGTCCGGCGGGCGTAGCAATATCGAACTGCTACTACGAAGGCAGCGACGCTCTCAAACCCGGCTACCTCCTGTGCGCGAATAGTGACTACGGCACGGCGGAGGCGGTCCAGGCCGACAGGTGGCACCGGGCGGAGAAACCCGCGACGGGCAAGCTCCACAACTTCATGGGCGTCGTGGCCAGCGGCAAAAGCGTCTATCCAGCGGGACCCAATGGCCAAAGTATCTACCTGCCGGGTTCGGTCTGCCAGGTCTTCACCGACCAGAACTGCACGATTGACCAGACACTCCTGACGGTGAAGCCCGGCAGTTACATTGCCGGCGGCCTCGGTCAGGGCATGGTGATCGCCATGGCGCTCCAGACGGTGGACCGCAGCACCGTGAACGGCCTGGTTCTTGCCAAGCTCATGGGGATTGCCCCCGCCTATGACCGGCAGAAGTGGACTGTGCCCAGCAGCACCGTCCGCAACATCTCGCCGGCAATCTGGCAGACCTGCCCGTGGGAAGAGATCAAGGCCAACCCCGGCCTCGGAGTCACCTTCGAGAGCGACTTCCTCGACTTCACGCAGGCGGCCAACATTGCGGCCGTGGCCTCCATTCAGCAGAATGGCGTGGTCGCGTTTACCGGCGCCACGGCGGGCAGCACCGTTACGCAGGAGACGGACGAGCCGTATGGCGTCGCGTGTCTTAGTTGCACGACTGACAACGAGACGGTCTGCCTTACCGGCCCCGGCAAGAACGTGGCCGGCCATTTCGTCTTCGAGACGGGCAAGAAGCTCTGGATGGAGGCGCGTGTCAAATTGCCGGTGCTCACCGATGACCTTCAGGGCGTCTTCGTCGGGCTCGGCGAAGAGGGTCTTTGCGTTACAGTCGGCGTGATTGGAGCCGACGATGCAATGACGGACAAGGATTACGTGGGCTTCCACCACCTGGCCGCCGACGGTGATACGTTCGACACCGTCTTCAACACGTCCGGCGGCGGCACTTCGCCGGTGACCATCAAGGCCGATGCCGTCACCATTGTTGCGGATACCTACGTCAACCTCGGTATTTACTGCGATGGAACGACGGTTTACTTCTACAAGGACGGCGTCGTTCTTGCGGATTCCGTTGCCCTTACCGCGACCGATTTCCCCGACGGCGAGGAAATGGCCTGGTACATGGCCCTCACGAACAAGGGCGGCGGCGATGCCGTCGCCAACATCGACTGGGTCCGCATCGCCCAGCTTCGATAACTGCAGTTGAACGAACGTGCCCGGCCCCCATTCTCCGGGGCTTACGGATGGGCCTCCTCTTTGGGGGCCGGGCCGATGTTTACGAGTAGCAAGGAAAGAATAACGTGGAATCGACCCTCAGCCTGACATTCGCACAGATGTACGCCAACATCGGGGCGAAACTCTACGGCAATCGTTCGCCCACGGGGGCGGACCTTACCGAGTGCAAGCGGATCGTCAATGAGGGTTACTCATTCTTCGTGGCGTACCACGATTGGAGTTTCTTACACCCGGAGGCGGTTCTTGTGCTCTCGCCCGTGGTTGTCACGGGCACAGTGGTTACTCAGGGCGTCTACTCCAGCCCGACAACGACCGTGGACTCGACCGTGGCGAAGTTTACCGCCTCGATGGTTGGCCGCGAGTTCGTTTTCACCGATTCAGGCACGAGTTACACGATTGTGGGTTACGTCGATTCTACGACCGTGCTACTGGGCGGCGACGCCTCGGGCGAGAAGTCCGGGGACACCTTCACGATCACCGAGGACGGCAACTACACCCTTCCCGACGACTTCGCGGAACCGGAAGGTCTATTCTCGTTTGGGCCGGATACGGGATATCCGCCTCTGCGCTGGGTTCCGGCAGATGTTATCCGCGTCAAACGGGCGGCAAGTGCGTCGGGTGCGATCCCGACTCTCTGTTCGTTGCAGGCGGTGGAGTTGACGGCGGCGACCGGCCAGCGATGGGAACTGATGGTCTGGCCCACACCATCGACTCTGACGACCCTGTATTACCAGTACCTTCGTAACCCGGCGGCCCTGTCGGCGGACGGCGACTATCCCGTGGGCGGGATGCGCTACAGCCCGGCGGTCATGGCGTGCGCGTACATGATCTGGGAAGGCGAACAGGGCAGGACGGACGGCTCGGAGGCGGTCAAGGCGATGCGATTACTGGCGCGGGCCCAGATGACGGACCTCCGCCAGCATCCGAGGAACCTCGGCACCAATCGGGACAACTCCGACAACGACAGGCAACAGAGAATGGACCCGATGCTCTGGCAGACGGGACTCGACATTCATTAGGAGCATACGATGAAATTGAAGACATTGGCTGACGTGGCGGTAACGGCGACTCCGGTTGTCAAACGGTTGCCGGAATCCGGCGGCGTCTACACCCTTACGAACTCGGGCGCGAGGTATAGCATCTTCGTCCTTCACGACCCGGACACGATCCAGGAAGGCAACGTGACGAGTTTCGCGGGCACGGCGGCGGTGATCGAGGCCCTGGGCGGCGTGGAGATACTGCCCGGCAAGAGTAGCGTCATTTCCGGCGTTCCGTGGTTCCACGTCGTCTGCGCGACTGGCGAGACCTCGACGCTGGTTATCACGGCGGGGGCCATCGGGATGGAAAGTATGCAAATCGCCACCTTGGGGCGCGCTATGACATCCGTGGTCGTGGACCTGGACGCCAATGCCGCCGCGCAAGACCTTGTTGCCGCGCCCGGAGCCGGGCATCAGTTGTGGGTATACGGCTACGAACTCCACGCGAATATCGCCGGGACCTACCAGTTCCTCGACTCGACGCCGACGAACAGGACGGGCATCATGCCGGTCGGAGCCAACGGTGGCATGGCACGGGATTCGGCCTATCCGATCTTCAAGTGCGCGACAAACACCAAGTTGCAGATCAAGAGCGTGACGTGCGCGGCTGACGGCGTTGTTACCTACCGTGACGTGACACTGTAAGGAGAGCAGAGATGGCCGAACAGCGTATTGTTGATCCGAAGCTTGAGGCTCTGCCGGTGGCGAAGGCGTGGGACGCCAACGCCAGGGCAGCGGCTTTTGCGGACCCGGCGACGAGGGCAGTGACCCAGAAGCCGCGCGAGTGGTCGGAGATACTGACCACGCAGAGCGGGGTGTTTGCGGTGAGCGTGCGGATGCCGGATGGCAGGGTGCTGCCTCTGACGAGCCTGTCGCTGATGGTGGAGCCCGGCAAGGTCGGGATCATCAGCGTGCGCGTGGCTGCCGGGCAGAGGCCGGAGCCAGTCGTGGAGCCAGAGGTAGGTTGAGATGGCTGATACACCACATACAAGTGCAGTAGCAGGACACTGGAACGACGCGGATACCTGGAATCCCGCGACGGTTCCTGATCCTGCTCAGGATACTGTGACTGTTGGGCACGCGGTTAAACTTGAGACCAGCGTAGCGGTTGCGGGAGTGCTGACAGTTGCTGCTGGTGGTATTTTGGGGCCGTTGTCGGATGCAGATGCTCTAACCTTGTCTGCCAATGCCGGGATTGTGCTTAGCGGAACCGGGACATTGGGTTGTGCGGCTGCGGGAGTTTTGCAGTTTACTGTGGACACTACGGCAATCACCGGCACGGGCACGATAGACTGGGCGAATGGGAGGCTGGATGTCCTCGGCAACATCACCGGGGCATCCGCGACGAGCATCACGCACGTGAACGCCGAGCACAACGCCAGCGGCAACGACCTGACCGTGGACACCGCCGCGTCGGTGCTGACGCTTGGCGACACGACCGGCGGCGGGGTATCCACCGGGATACACATCGACATCAACGTAGACACGACGATAACGGGAAGTCTAAGGTGCTACACGTTCGACTCGACGGGGATTGTCCTGACGTACACGGCCACGCCGACGGTTACGGTCGGGGCCGGCGGGTACACCAAGGGTAGTGTGCCCGTAGGAACGTTCAATCTGACGTTTACCGCGACGACGGCGGTGGCTACTTTTGCTACAGGGGCCGTTCTTCTGACGGTGGACACTGGCGTAACCGTGTCTCTGTCGGCGTCCTGCAACTGTGCGGCGTTAGCTGGAGCGGGGACGATTGCACAGGGGGCATGGACCTTGGCAATTGCAGCGGTGGCTGCCGGCTGGCTTACTGCATGGACCGGTGCGATCACGGTCACGACGGGGAATTGCCAAGTTTATGCCTCCGCCACCAAAGACCCTGTGGGTAACCTGACAGTCACGGGCACCAGCACGGGCTATTTGTATATCTACGCGTCTGGGGATATAACGCAGAACTGGACAGGGAATATCACCGCGCCCGAGTTGCGGGTGTACAATGCCACGAACGGCAAAAAGACGATACTGAGCATGACCGCCGGCTACGCCCTGAAGCTCGTCAAGTCCGGCACGGCGACGGGAAAGTTGAAGCTGGGATACGGGTCCGGCACGGGCGGCGGTGGCCTGGTCACCAACGGCTGTGTATGCCTCGCGGGCGTGGAGAAGGGTCACGCCGACAATACCCAGTGCACCTGGAGCATGGGTTCGTCGTATGTCCAGTGCAGCGGGACGATCCAGTGCGGAAGCGCCGCGCCCATCATCCTGTCCACCACCGCGCATGATGTGGTGCACATCGAGGGCATGGGCACGGGGCACATCGACTACGCCGACCCGGCTACGAGGGTGCATTGCCACAACATGACTGATGACGGGCACAACAACGCGGTGAACAACCTCGTGGACTTCGACAAGTACGCGGTCCCGGGCAGCCTGGCGCTGTGCGGGGCGGGAGTGTGAACCGGGCCAGGGGCCCAGAATGAGAAACGAACGATGGTGCTAAAGGTGAGTGATTGCGGCAGAAAACACCTGGCGCTGGCGCTGTCGATCCTTGGGCTGATTGCGGCACTGCTCGGCACGTTCTGGTGGAACCAGCAGGTCAGCGCGAGCCTGCTTGAGGCGCGGGTCCGGGCGAATGAGCAATTCCGGGCCAGCACCGAGGTCAAGCTCGACAGAATCGCAGAGGACCTGCGGGAAATCAAAGAAGCTGTGCGACAGAACAAAGTGGTGTCAAAACCGTAAGGAGACCGAACATGCATTACAAGAACGGACGCGAAGCAAAGCAGGGCGACAGAGTTGTGAACTTGGAGACAGGTACGGGCGGCATCCTGCACGACCTGACTTCTGGCGATGTTTGCAACGGGCGGCTGACTCCACCAAGTCCCAATGCCGAGTGCGTGACCATCGGCAACTGTCTGCACATTGATGACATTCGGGCTTGTGATTTTGGAAAGCCCGCAAAGAACGACGTGCCTGAACCAACGAGATAGAGGAGACTGAACATGAAGCGAATGATACTGATGCTGGCCCTCGTGGGGCTGATGCTGCTGCCGGGATGCTCCGGCGTGCTGCTGTCACGGGAGTATTCTCTGCTACTGGACACCACTGCTGACCTGTCCATCGAGACAGCCCGCCGGGCAAACGCGGGTACGCTCTCGCCGGAGTTGGCGGCGGCTGCGCTGACGAAGCAGGCGCATACCTGGTACGCCTTCCAGTGCGGGCGGAATAATGTAAAGGCTGATCCCAACCTGCCGAACGTGGGCGCTATACCGACGCCGCTGCTGCCCGCGCCGGCCGCTCCGATGCCGCCTCTGCCGATGTCGGGCGCGCCCTTGTCGCTGCTGAATCTGCTGCCTCCCGTGAAGGAAGTGGAGTTTGACTGACACGCAACAGAAATCACGAATAGCCAAAGAAGTTCGATGGCTTAAAAAGTGTTTCCGCTGTTTGGCGGGATGGAAGGTCAGTTTCCAGTCACGGAAGATGGGTGCGCGCACGGTGCACGGCGAACAACAGGCGGGATGTTCCTGGTCGATCCAACCCGCCAAATCCGGCAACATCGCGGCTTATGGACCGGGCCGCGTGCCTTGTGATTACGCCCTGCACGAGATATTGCATTTGGCGTTTGCGGAGTATCGCACAGTCCGGGGCGGTAAGACGCGGAGAGCGTTTGAAGAAACGCTGATACAGGATATTTGCAAGGTCTACCGACAAAGCAAGGAGTAACGAGCGATGGCATTGACGATAACGCTTGACGGATTGCTCGCCAAGACGCCGGAGATGTTCAAGCCGCTGGTCCTTCAGTACGGACCCGCCCTGGCGGCGATGACGGCCCAGGAGTTCTGCGACTGGCTGATGATGCTCATCAAGGGCGACGAAGGCGCGGCTTGGCGGGCGCTGCTGGCGAAGATGCCCGACACGGACCTGATCGCGGAATGGGACAAGTTGAACGCCAAGTGGGACGAGGCCAGCGCCAAGAACGCGGACAGGGTGGCTCTCCAGAAAAGCGCCGTGCTGGCGGTGCTGAAGGTGCTGCTGGGAGTCGCCCTCGCGGCGGTCGGGTTTTAACGCCCTGGTCGCGTGGAAACTCTTACTGAGGATGATTCGCATGGACAAACAGACAATACTCTGGATCGTTACCGCCGCCTTCCGGCTGCTGGCCGGGGCCGTCGCGGGCAAACTCGGATGGGATGCGGCGACGCAAGAGGCCAACGTCCAAACCGCCGCCGGGGCCGTGGTGGCGCTCGTGCTGGTCGGCATTTCGATCTACACCAGCGTGAAGGCTCGCAAGGTGCTCCTGGCGACGACCCCGCCGCCGAAGAAGTAGCCATGCCGCCGACCTGGGAGCAACTTGTTGCCGACTGGGCGACGGATAATGGCATCGGCCTTACCGGCGCGATCCTGCAACTGTCTGGTACGCCGGGATGGCTTGAGGCCAAACAACGGTGCCGCGACGGCGCGGCCGAAAAGGTAGTACGACACCTGTTAGATGCGGCGTTGGCTGCAACAGGATATAAACACCAAACAAAGGACTGAACAATGCCAGCACACAACATCATGGAAAACCTTGCCGAGGCACTGAAGGGCCGCGAACTGGTGACGACGGCGGCCAAGACGGTGACAGTCAAGGAACTACTCTTGAACTCAGTCATCAGTCTTGGCAACTGGGCGCTCACTCTGCCAACTGCGGCGGTGACGCCGCTCAAGGGCCGGGTATGGTTCATCTATGCCACGGCCGCAGCGACTATCGTTGGCGTCGCCGCGAGCAAGGCCCAGACCGTCACGTTGGCCGAAGGCGATTTCTGCATCCTGTACCACAACGGGACTTACTTCTACAGTCTCGGCCCGGACACCGCAGCTTGACCGTAGGCCGATCTCCGGCAGGAGTCGAGCTTATGGGAAGTTGGCACGACAGCGAGGACCTCGCACGCAGGCAGTCGAAAGAACTGCTCTACGGGCGCGCCCATTCCTTTGTCTTCTCCAATATAGGAGTCGGCGCCCGCCTTGCGAACATGCCGGCCCGTGGTACGGACCTCTCGACCATCACCAAACTCGGCGTGACCGGCATGACCGGCATCGGCGTGCGGGTGGCCTCCGCCCAGATCGTCCAGAACAAGGGCAACACCGAACTGCATATCACGGCCATTGAGCCGGAACCCTACGTCGCGGGTACGACCGGCCCGGAACTCAAGGGCAGTCGCCGCGAGTTCAACCAAGGCACGGTAGCGACCGGCGAGCGGCTTTTTGTCTCGACCACCAGGACCGGCAGCGGGATACCTGTGCCGCGAATATCCCCCTTCACCAACCTTGACGGCCAGGTCGAGGGCGGGTTGCTCGGGCGAGTCTGCGACCAGATCGAGCAGGACAAGGACACGATCCCCGGCCTGATCTTCACTCGGGCGCACTACAAGACGGCCGGATGGACAGACTACCGGCAGCCGAACGTGGCCAGGGTGAGCTTGCGCGGCCTGACGGCCCAAGAAGAGCTGATGTGGGAGCAAAAGGCGAGCGGCAAGCAAATCCAAGGTGACTGCTACGAAAAGGGTTTCGCGCCGTCAAGGTACATCGTCACGAAGGGCGATGTGACGGCGCTCAAGCAGAAGGCGATCATAGTCATCGAGACCGCCTATGCGACTCTCAACCCGGCCGTGCTGCTCGATTACATCAACACCCTCAACCAGGGCGCCCTGACGAATCTTGGCGTGGCTGCTGAGACGTGTCGGATGCTCGCGCCCAACGCTACCCGCTTCTGGCGGGTGGGGGCGCTCTGGTACGCGGACTACTCGATGCTGTATGACCCGTTGGCCGGGCATAACAAGATCGAAGTCATCCGGCAGACGAAGATGCCATTCAGGATGCCTTTGCTGGACGAGGGCGGCAAACTTGTGGAACCCAAAGAGTTCCGCACGGTCTACGACTGGACGAACAAGATATGCACGACGGCTGGCATGCCCTCGGATACGGCTGTTGGGACTCGTGCTCCGTACCGCCTCAAGTCGTGGTCTAAACTCGACGGGATGATTTCGTGGACCTGAAAGGCGACAGCGACATCCTCAAGACGGTCATCGACGCCGTGAACGGCATAAGGGAATACCTGCGCATCACGGATTCGCAGCGGCCTGACATCGGCTTCGGCGATACGCAGCTTTTGCCGGACCCTATTGAACCGCCGACGAATGACGACCAGCCTGAGCCACAGGCGGCCCTGGCGCAGTCTGAAGTGGTGATACCCCTGCCGCGGGCAAGGCCCTACGATGAAGGCTACATGCTGGCGGAGCCGCTTGTCGAGTGGGGCAAGGTGACCGAGGCCCCAGGCGCAACGCCCGTGGCGACCATCGCGCTTCACCCTTGCAACAAGGACGGGACAGAATACGCCTCGGCGGCGCACGTCACGGTCTACATCAAGAACGACCGCTCGACCGTGGACCTGAACGAGCGAAGTTGGACGACGAGTACGATCCTGTCTTTCGTGCGTTTTTCGTGCAATGTCGGCTCGGCCCCCGTAGTCGTCGGGGTTCTCGTGGGAGAGGGTTTATCGCCGGCAACCGGCGGGGAGTATTATTCTTCTTCGCCTTGCGGCCTATGGTACTACTACGACGATGGCCGTCGGTGCATCGGATGGGGCGAGTGGGATGGTTTTGCCTGGAACTGGATTTCCCCGTGGGGAATGCCTGAGCCTGCGGCTGTCCCGATACCGGCATGGGGAGGCGGCGTATGGTCATAGAGAGATTTATACCCGTCGTCAAGTACATGAGGCGAACCCTCAAAGCCCAGTGCGCCGCCGTTACGGCCGCGACACTGACGCTAGATGAAGATGGACCGGACGGACACGCTGACGCGGTGCGTCAACAACTCGCAAAGATAGCGGACAACTGCCGAGTCGCGTGTGATGCCTACAACAAACTCAGGTCGCTGACGGCTGAGATGGAGCGGGCAAATGGCGTAGAATCCCCCGCCTTTTATGTTCAGGATTATGTCGAGACGGGAGAGCCAGTGGTCACGGGTGGGAAGTGCGATTGCGGACGGCTGTGCTCAGTAGTTGATCTGGCCGCACTGAATCCAGCCGATGGCGATCTGGATGCCCCATACGGCGTACTGGCCGACGCACAGAGCGAGAACGGAAGAGATTCCGACGAGAACGGTCCAAAGGATGATTCGCACTATCTTCATGTTCAATCCTGATTATAGGCGATCCGACCGGAAAAGGCAAGGAGTAAATCATGGCTGACACACATATTTGGGACGGCAGCGGCAGTACGGGCGTTGACCTGCCAGCCAACTGGCAGTCGGGCGTTACCCCCGTAGCCGGTGACTCCATCATCGTTCCGGCTGGCAACGATCATGCGATAGCGGGAGTAACCACGGCGGCCGTGACCATTAACGCGGTATCCATCGGCACGACCGGCACGATCACCGTGGTGGACACGTTGGGCCTGATGACTGGGGCGTATGTCGCAATCGCCGCAATCGTCGGAACCGTCGGCGATATACTCAACGGAAATAGCTACTGGGTTTCCATCACGGGCCTTGTCCTTACGCCTTACACCGACGCAGCGATGACGGTCCCGGTGGATACTAGCGGCAAGGCATACACCTCTGGCGGAACAGCGACGCGGGCCGTCCCTGCCTTGGTCACGGTCACGATCATGCCGGGGTACACCGGCACGGTCGGCAGTTCAACGGATGGCAAGCCCCTGCCCCTGCCGATCGGAGCCACCACGCTCAATCTGGCGGGCACCGGCCAGTCCTACATCGACTTGGACGCCAACGGCACGGCGACGTGTAACGTGACCGCGGCGGCGGCAAGTCCGGGCAAGGGGCAGTTTGGCCTCGCCCTGACCAGCGCCGACACCGTCGCCAACCTGAATATCGACCTGGACAGCGGGGAATCCGTGGGTGTCGCGGCTCTGGCCGGGCAGACGGCGACCTTCACGAACGTCAACATCGACGGCGGCGGAACCGTGGTACTCGGCTCCGGCATGGCCACGATAACGGCCCTGGCCATCAGGGGTACGGGCACGGTCTATATCGACTGCACCTATACCGCCTTGACCATCAATGGGACCCCTACGGTCTACCAGCGGAGCGGGGCGGGAACGACGCTCCTCTGCCAGGGCGGGCGGTTCTACAACAACACGACCGGCACCATCACCACGACGAGCATCTTCCCCGGCGCAACCGTGGACTGCACCGAAGGCCCGCAGGCCAGGGCGATGACGACGATAAACAACTACGGCGGCCTTTTCGACGACAGCAACGCTCGCACGACCTGGACTGCAATAAACCGCTACTGTGGCGACGAGTGCTTCAAGTTGGGAACTAACTGGAAGATGGGCGCCCGTGCGGCAATTTAGCAGGCCAGAAAGGTTAGCTCATGCCACTGACAGGGATAAAAAAACGAAGCCAGGAAGAACTGGATGAACTTCGCATCAGGAGCGGGTTGCCGAAGGCAGAACCACTGGTACCGGGAACGGGCATCCTCTCAGGCGGAAGTCAGACGATGGAAATGTCCAGACCCGCCGCTCGCATTCTTGAGACCGGCCAAGGCGAGCGATTTGGTACAAGCAATCCCAGCCAATTCGGTGAATCTCGGCAGAAGCCAGACTACGAGGCCGGTCGGCAGCAACGGGTGATCGCGAATTACGAGAAGAACATCTTGCCAAATCTGCCCAGTTCCACATTTGCGCCAGCGGCCAAACCCGCGCCGCGAGTTATCAGTCCCGCCGAAGTGCAGGGATGGACAAAGACGCTGACGGACCTATCGAATACCGGCACCAGCGAACAGGTCAATTCCTACATCGGCGAGATGGACCGCCAAGGCATTCCGGTTCCGCCCTATCTGAGAGCAAGGGTCCAACTTGGCACCAAGCCGGAAGCCGGGATGCAACTCCGAATCCAGGCGGATGACATCATGGCCGAACGTGATGAGGGTAGGCAGCAACAAAAGGCCATGCGCTACCTTGGCAGTATTGATCCGGGCGGGGAACCCTTCTTCCTGGACAGGACGAATCCCGATGACGTGAAACTGGTAGATCGGCTCACCAAACTGATCGACTATGGCAAAAAGGCCGGAAGTCGGGCATCAGATGCCGTCAAACTCGTCGAGGAGTTTCGCAAGGACCATCAGGACTATTTCGAGAGGAAAAGGAACGCCGTCGAGGCAACGAAGCGAAACGAAGACGCCGCTATCGGCAGAGAGCTACGGGCCCAGAAGGTTGCCGTCGTCAAAGAGGAACGGAAGGGTCGAACGACGGCTCTTCTCGATGAACGGAAGGATATTGACGTCCAGATGAAGGACCTGCGGGATGAACTCAAGAAAGCTCAGGACGAGGATCCCGACCGGGCGGCACAGATCGTTGCAGACTTGGCGGACCTACAAGAACAGCGCGACGAGATCAGCAACGAGTATCGCGGCTTGCTTGTAACGCCCGTAGAAGCAGAAACTGGGGCGGCGGCACCTACGGTCTCTGCCGACATCGCCGGCGAGATAACTGCCGGGCAGGGACAGGCCCCGCCACCGGCCCCCGGCGGCGTCCCGGCGGCTCCGAGCGCCACGACAGCCCCACAGGCCCCGCCAGCAGTGCCGGCAACCACCCCGCCCGCCGGTCCTGCCGTCAATCCCAACGAGGTGAAGTTCGCTAAGACATGGTATGGCGACCACCACGAGACGAACAAGCAACGGAATAGTCTGTTGTCCAAACTCGAAGAGGCCAGGCGCTATCTTTCCCAGGATGCAGTTAACGACTTGCAGAGAACCCAGGCCCAAGAAGAGATCGACTCTCTCGTGGTCCAGGTGGACAAGATCAATGGCAACCACGCCAACCGGCTTGTACAAGACTTCATGGGTGAACTTACCAAGCGAACTGGCGGAACCCGCGAAAAGGATGCTGACGCGACGACAGTAAGGAACAGGGGCATAGCCCGCAAGATGTTCAAGGAAATGGAACCCGCGCTCGACAGGTTGCCGCCAGACGTGTTCAAGATGTTTGCCCGGTTTATGAAAGATAAGGACCTGCTTGAATGAGTCTTCAAAGCGGCATACTCGAAAGACTTCGCAAGGCGGCAGAAGAACCCGAACCGGACTATTCGGATATTCGCATCGGCACACGAGAGCAGGAGGCGGAACAGAATGCCGCAATCACGGGCATGTACGCTCGCCAAGTCGGGGAAATGGCTACCCGGCCAGTGCGAACGCCTCCTGTCTTACCACCTTATCCGGCCAAGGAGCCGGTCTACACCGATTCAACCAACAAGCGAACCGTCGCAGAATATGCTCCCTTAATACTTGGGAGACAGCCGCTCTCGCTTCGCCCGCCCAGTATTCTTGACCGCATGCGCGTGGCCGCGGCGGATACTCGCAGTCTGACCGATATTCGGACTGGCAGGGATAGACCGCTTCTCACCGAGTCCTTTGAACCTGGCCCGCCGCCTTCTCCTGGAAAGATAGGTCCCCTGGAACGCATCGAAAAGAAGTTCACGGCCAATCCTCTGTCCTTGATTCCGGTCGCTTCCACAGTCGAAGAAATGGTTGACACGCATCATCTGTTTCTGGCTGCCGACGTGGATGAGATGAATCGGGACTTCGTTACCTACAACATCTACGATCCCGTCAAACAGCGGGAGTGGGTCAAGAGTAAGGCTCCTTGGCTTGAAGGTCAACTTCCGGCTATTGGACTTGGCTCTATTGGGCAAGCACTCTCTCCCGATGTCCTGTTTGATGATCCGACCAGGTATGCGGAAGACTTCACCATGCGCTGGGAAAGCGCTACGAAAGCCTCTCAGAAGGTCCTTGGTGATTTCATAGTTAAACTGGCCGATGATAAAGCCGGCGACGACTGGATGGCACAGGTTGCCAGCGGTGCTATTGACTTGACTCCCTACGCCCTTGAGTTTGTCATCACTGCCGGTCTTGCCGAAACCGCCGCGTTGCCGGTTAAGATCGCGGCCCGCAAACTCCTGAAGAAGTACGGCGAAACACTTGTAGCCAAACACCTCATCACCTCTACGGCATACATGGCAAAACTCGCCGTGCGTGCCGGCGTGCGCGGGGCAACGATAGGCTTGGCCAAGACGACCGAGGAAACCATCCAAAGAATGTACGGGGAGATAGGATTCGACGAGACCGGCAAACTCGTCACCTTGGGCGGTGAGCCATTCTTGAAGGCGTTCGGCAAGGCGATTGCGAGTACGTTTGTCAGTTACTTCTCTGAAGAAACTGGTGAGATCGTCACTGGCGGACTCAAGAAGGTTGGTGGAGTGGCTTTATCCACGATACCAGGCGCAAAGAAGTATGTCGGCAAATTGGCTGAGAAACTCATGGCGGCTCTGCCCAAAGGAACAACGACTGCGGAGTTTCTCAGGATGATGAAGTACGACGGTCTGGTTGGCGAAATCGGCGAGGAAGGAGTTGAACGTATCATCCGGTCGGCGACGAGTCTTGATGAAGTCCCTATCCTGGAGGCTCTCTGGCCGGGCTGGGAGCAGATATTTGTAGAGGCGATGGTCCTAGGTTTTCCGGGCGCTATTGGCATGGTGTCGGGGGCCTTCCAAATCCCTGAAGCCAAACGGATCGCGGGGCGGAAAGCGAACTACGAATATCGGGTCAAAGAATACGAACGTCGGGCCAATCTGGCGGTTCAGGCGGAAGAGGAAATTGCCCCGGAGGCCGAGAGGCGTGAAACTGAATATCAGGCGTGGTGGGAGAGAGCGGCACCTACCAGGGAGCGGGCGGCAGGCATCCAGGCAGAGCGGGAAGCCAAGACGTGGGCCGAGCGACAAGCAGCAGACCGGGAGATTGAGACCCGAGATTTGCGCGCAATCGAAGCCCAACAGCGCAAGGTCGGCGAAGAAATCCTCATCCGCCAACAGAACGCCGAAGAGCGAACCAAGGTTGCCGCCGAAATCGAGGTAAGAAAACGGGGACGGGTCCAGCGAGAACTCGATCTGCGGCAAGACAATCTTCAACAACTTGAAATTGGTCAACGAGTCGATGCCATCCTGCAACCAGTGTACGAACTCGCGGACAAGGTGGGCGCCAGTAATCCCGGTTCTGCCTTCGGAAAGGCTAACAGTGAACTCTTGGGCAGACTCCAGGCCGCAATCGAGGCAAATGATCCCCGTGCTGTCCAAACCGTTATCCCGGAACTGACGGAATCGTTGAACGTATACGGAAGGATCAAGGCGACCAGAGCCAAGGAGAGGGAGCAGCGCAACCTCCGCAAGACTGGCCGGATCGAGCCCGAGGCACCAAAACCGGAGTTGACTGTTGCTGATCACCGTCTTCAGAGGAGACAGGAAATCAAGCAAAGGCGCGTGGAGGCCCAACAAGCCAAGTACACCCCGACGCGCACAGCCCGTAGACCCGCGGCGGAACTGACCCGTGAAGAGTATATCAACCAGGAGCGGGAGGACTTGCGGATCGGCGACAAGGTGGAGTACCAAGGGAAGCCGCACACCGTTGTTCACACATGGGCAAACATCTGGTCTGCGGCAAGGCCGGAAGAGATACCGAGTCACGTCACGATCCGCAATGAGAACAACATCGACAAGAAGGTCGAATCGGGCCAGGTTGCCAAGATGGATTTTGACAAGGCGACGGCAGGCCAGGAATATGATAAGGCGATCGGGAAGAAGGAGATCACCCATGCCGAAGAAGTACGAACACATGAGAGACCAGTTCGTGCGCCAGGGCCTGCCGCTGAAGGAGGCCAAGTCGCGGGCGGCGAGAACCTACATCGGCCAGTCCAAGAACCACAGCGCGGCGGCGAAGCGGCTGCACCACAAGTAAAGCGCGGTGCCGAACCATTCGACCCGTTCAAATCCCCGCCGTTCACGCGAGAGACAGTGAACCCGACAGAGATCGGAGTTCATCCCAAGATTCAGTATAAACGCGGCGCGGGCGAGCGCGGCGTTACCGGTAGTTTGACGGGCGTCCTTAAATGGAATCCGGCGGCGGCGGAACCGATGTTTGTCTGGACCGACCCGGAAACCGGCAAAGTCGTGGTCGTGGACGGCCACCAACGACTTGAGCGGGCGCGAACACTTGGCAAGGGCAGTATCGAAGTCAACCACATTGTGCAAGAAGCCTTTGCTGATGCCAAGGAGGCGCGGGCCTGGGGCGGAATCCAAAACATCATGCGCGGCAATGGAACCGCCGAAGATGCTGCCGCCCTGTTCAGGGAAACCGGGATAACGCTGGCGAACCTGAACAATCACGGCGTATCGGTCAAAGAAGGTGTTGCTGCCAAAGGCATGGCTCTGTCCCGACTTTGCGAACAGTTGTGGGGCATGGTTACACATGGAGAAGTGTCCGAGAACATCGCTGTCGAGATCGGTTCGCGACTTGAGAAGTCGAGCGATCAGATGGCGGCATGGCAACTCATTAAGAAGAAACTAACGAACGGCAGAACGATTCCGCCAAGTCTCCTGCGTGAGATCGTCTCAGAGGTGGGCGGTGCGGACAGGACGACAGAGAAACAAGGTGTCCTTTGGGGTGTCGAGGAATATGAGCGAAATCTTGCCATCGAGAAGGCGCAGGTCGCAGATGCCCTGCGGAAAGTAATCCGGCGTGAGGCGAAGACATTTGGGTTCAATGCCAGCGAGGCGCGGGCAGAAGAGTTGACCCGCGCCGGCAATGTAATCGACACCGAGGCGAACAAGGCGATTTCTGCCGACGCCAAGATCGCCGAGTTCTATTTCGACAAATTGCGTTACCAAAAGGGACCGCTTCAGGATATACTACAAGTGGCGGCGAGAGACGTTGCCGCTGGGAAAGAGGCAAAAGATGTTGCCCAAGAAAACTACGAGGCCGTCCGCGACGCCATACGAACCGCTGAGCGCGGAGGGCAAGGCGAGAGTCTTGCGAATGGCGAAGTGGGCGCAGGACGAACGCAAGAAGGTGCTGCCGCCGAGACGCAGGCCAAAGTAGGACTTTTCGGAGAAGGTACTGCTCCCGCCGCCCCAAAGGCCAAGCCAAAGGCGGAAGCACCAAAGGCCAAACCACCCAAGACACCCAAGGTAGTTGACATCGCGGACCTCTCGGAAGAGGACCTAGAGAAACTCCTGAACGAGGAAGGTGCCGACG